TTTCTGGCGTGGCGCTACCCCACCCTTCCTAAGAAGAGCGGGAAATAAAACGGCACCGTTTTTCCAAAACGATGTCCAAAGAACGCAATATGATGATGTGATAGCGTCGAATCACAGGCTGAATCACGTGTCAGTCAGCACGGTGCTTATTTCTGGCGTGCACACGCCGAGGGAGATTACACTTCAGCGCCTCACTGTAACAAATGAGGCTGAAGCAGGTGTAGATGGAGCCGGCGACGTTTGAATGACCGTCACCTTCGCACGTCCCTTCGCGGACTCTTTGCTCCTGTTCGCAGGCATAGTCGCATACACCATACCATCCCGTCTGACTACTGATGACAACGCTGACATCGGTATCGCACCCGCGTCCGTAGACGTATGCTTCAACAACGTAATGAAGGTTTCACACTGGACTGTAACGTTAGCGTCCACCAACGCATAAACCAAACAATCACGGGTCGCAGTAGCAACATATGTGTCAAACAACACACTTGTAACACCTCCAAACGCATAGAAAAACGGGACGATTGACGACTTCCCTTCATCAACAACACCAGAGTATACGTACTCCATAGGCACATCACGAAACGTATCTGCCGTGAACATACCATCAGTAACGATAGCACTGGCGTTCTCCGGCTGGTGGATAATCAATTTCTCACCAGCTCGCAGTTTTATGGCTGTAGTTGTGTAGATGACAGAATGCGTGTCCCGCACGGACACTCGAGTCACCCGATCTGAATCCAAGCCATCCCCCAATGGAATGACAGTCGCGGTCACCATATGAGTCCCACCCGAAGTCAAAGTATCCCCTGTCCAACTTAACGCTGCGTTCTCCACGAACGACCCTGACGGCGTCAGTGCCGATCTCGTGAACGTCAGCTTTGCCGTCTGGCGAATAGTTGGCAACTTAAGAGGATCCAACGTAGACATAGCCAGCACGTAAACGTGCCCTGGCGTAGTCAAACGCGGCTCCGAGTTTTCATAATTGACGAAGTAATCCTTTTGAGTCAATGGAAACGCCAACACCGTCGCTTGCCATATCTGCGAGACACGAACGTTCTCACGCGACATGACTGAAGCCAATCGGCTCGTTGCATCCATACCCTCTAAGGTCACATCCGCTGGATCCGGAATATACACAAAAGCCAAGCTGCCACTCTCCGTCGCGGCACACATTGGCAGAACCTCCAATTGAAATGACTTGTACGCAACTTTCTCGTACAATTGACTCATTATGCGACTTCGCGAGCCTTCAGGCCCAGGTGAAACATATATTTTCATCAATATGTCACCCGCCTGAATATCTCCCGGCGCAAATAATGTGCCTTCCTTCATCTCCACTCGGTTATGTGGCACCAGCAGGCGCTTGCCTCCCAGCGTATAATGGGCTGCGAACAACGACGAACCCAGACCCAAAAATGAACAGATCGATGACGCCACTGTATCAATCTTATCCACCACATCCCCGATTATTGGCAGTTTCTTTGCCACACCAACTGCGGCGGTAGCCAAACGCCCAAGAGCATTGCGACCACCATTTTTCTTTCCCCCTTTCGGAACTTTCTTCTTGTTTTGACGTTTATTTGAATTAGGCATATGAGCATGACCGAACTCCACCACGAAACTACGGCATTTGACCCCGCATCTCGGCTCACCGATGACTCAAACGTGGTCATCTGCCTTCGCGTTAGGTTACGTGATGTTGTTGTTTCCGGCGAACCCACATGCTCCTTATCCATACGTTAAAATGTAGCAAGCAACGGAACTCACCACATCCACTCAGGAATCAGAAACACTAGAATTCAAACAACTGGCGCCTCCGCCATACGTCCATACAAATGTGTAGCCGAAAACACATGGCGGGCGATTGATTCATCCGGATCATCGCCCTTGGTAGAGAAACCCAACCCCCGAACGTCCAGGTTGGTTGTGAAGTCGTAATCGCTAGACCACGGACGTCTCACGTCCGAACCGCGACTGAACTCCACCGTGTGTTCTCGAGCATAGTCACTGTAATCGACGGGAATTTTCCCATCTACAGTCGGATGCGACCATGGCTCGATTTTGGTCCAGGAGTCAAAGAACTTCTCAAGTTCAATTTGCTCATGGGGTTGCCACCCGTACACCTCGGCGACCACCCCCCGCAGACTGGCGTCCGGTCCCAGTGCTAAACGACTCCCCACCTCATCGCTCAACACCGAAACTGGACCGATCTTTCGCATCTCCCACCAGTCACGCAAACCCCCAAACGTTGGAAATTTCGGGGCCACTCCACGTGTCAACCGCAACAACGCACGACACAACGAATTAATGATCGGGCACCTAGGGCACTGATATGCGAGTGAGATTGCCTTCGCTCGTAACAGCCGCCGCATGGTCGCCTCAGTACCATGTCGTTGATCGCTTGAAGTCCAGCCGACATTCAACATCACATAGAGTGGATCCACTACTATTTCCTTGGTCTCAGCTGAGAACACTTGGCCGCAGAATGACGCCACCTCAGGTCTATCAACAACATCAATCTTGATGTTGAAGCCCAACTCCGCGTACTGTTGCGGACTGGGCACTTCACCTGTGATCGCGAAAATTCCATCATCACCCTCAACGAAACCCCGAACCTTAGATTTCATCTCCCACGCAAGGAACTTGATAATCATAAGATTCGTGAAGCCATTGCCAAGACTGGTGCACATGTCCCCGGACATGCGACACCCCCGGACACTATAACTGACAAGCGGCGATTGACACACATTATTCCCACTCAAAACTTCAGTCATCTGTCCTGACAATTCACTCCACCTATGACCTAACATATACCTATAAAGCGCACATTCACACACTCGAATCATCTCCGGTGCAAAATGGCCCTCAAAACTAGTATAGTCGGTCGCGATAACCCTCTCACCAGGCGCAGGTGAGCACATCTCCAAAATGTGTGCAGGGTACTCGCATATAGGTATATGCTTAACGAACTCCGGAATACAAGCATAAACCCGTTGCTCAATTGATTTTATGGCTGGACCGAATGTGACTTTGGCATAATCAACCCTAGCGTTTATGATGCGATTTTCCTTCGCACCCTCCAACGCCTCAACCTTGCCAAAACACTTGCAGAGAAACAACTTGTCGGTGCTAACGCCCTCGTGCACCTGACGTTGTGCCTCTCTCAACTCCTTCTTCCGCCACTCAGGGTACCCTGTGGTTGCCAACCAGCTCTCCATGTCCAACATTTGTGTCTCATCAAGAGGCAACAAACCATGACGCCTAGCCTCAGTGCGCAGGTACATTCGAACAAAAGAACGAAACCTTGCAATCTGAGTTTTATCTACCTCAGGCGTCTTGATAAGTATTCTCCGGCAAACACCTCGGACTTGGCTCAGCTGGTCACGTACATCATTAAACGGCAGCGCTGCCGTCTTATAATGAACCCCCAGGGATCTCTTGAGCCACGATCTACGCGTCGTGAAACGCGTCCGGTGAACTCTCAAAGATACTCCTGCTTTAACATTCGGTATCTCTTTAAGTTTGTGTAAACAATCCACAGCCCTCCGGCCAGATTGATACACTCGCGCATAGGTGCAGCTCCTCACCAGACCGGAGCGGCACCTCGCTGAAAATGGTGGTCCCAATTCCATCCCATACGAGCTACTTTATGAACTGCCATATCAAGGCTAAAACGCACGCTATCCTCAACAATATTCAACGCAAGATCAACATCCGTCGAATCAATGTTAACAGACACAGCCATACGCCTCGCCTCATCCGTCCATGTTTCCACGTCCGGAGGCCTCAACCTCTTCCTAGTAGCCAACGCAGACACTATAGTCCTGCTTATGTAGAGTTCAGACGACACAAACTCATCACAGAAAAATAGAGCCCCAAGACGTAAAGTCACCATGTTGATACATAAGCTGAAAAACCAGGCCAATGGTCGTAAGACTCGATTGTCCATATCAGCATTAATGTCCCACGCTGGCACATAATAACCGCCTTGTTGTACCACAAATCGATGCTCAATCTGTTCGAATGTCAATCCTTCGATACCCAACATGCGAAACCAACCAAGCCATCCTAAATACAGTACACGGGATTCGCACCTATAAATATCAGCATTCTGCTGAAACTCATTAGGCGCATGACGGAACGATGAAGGCCTCACCTCATAATTCCGATTTGGGATAGACCGCACACGTGTGTAGCGGATGGCACGGACCATGCAAGGAGCGAACCACCACATGCAGTAACCAAATGCCAACACGGTATAGACAACCACGCCCAACACGAGCACGGGTTGAAAAACACCAACATTGACAAAAAGCGGCAACAATTTACAAACACACGCCAACATCACCCACACCAAAACCCACCACAGACTCCTTCGAATAACCCGAACGTACCCAAAACGTACCGGTACTTTGAAATCTGTGTTGGCGGCATAAACAGGGACAGGTGCCACATAAGGCCCAGTTTCTCCCATGGTTATCGTTGGCTGAGTTACAATAGGGCGGAACCTATTCACCACAACTGGCTTATCGGCTTCCGACTCCATCGCATCCTCATCGTACGGTCTCAATGCTCCAACATCATCGACTATCACAGGCGCTACCCTACGTACCCTGATATCCGATGGCACTCCACCTGAATTCGCCTGCATTCGTCTCAGTCGCAAAACGCTCGCAGGCTCAACTTCTACCCGGAACTTCGCCTCGGGCGTCCCCGACACTGCGTCCAACAACGACAGTGGCGGTGCTGACGGGATCGGCAAGTGTACAGGCGCCACAATCGCGCCGACTCCCATCACGGGCGCCACCAACACTGGTATGCGTGACGCCCTAGGTACCACATGCTTGCTAGGCGAGTCAAATTGGTGTCCTAGCGGCACCTTGACCTCACCCCTGGCTCCATGTGACGTAATATCCGACTCATCGGGTTCGACTATCAGCTGCGCCCGCCGTCTCAAACTCCACGGCGGCTGCACTAAATTCGGCCCTACAAAACTTGATAAGCTCGACATTTCCAGTAAACCGAAAATTTTTCTTCCAGATGTTCCCACGGTCCTTTTTAACCGCAAGGCACCACCACACGTCCCTCGGACAACGTCCGGGTATAATGTGGCCAGTTGGTATTGCGGTCGGCACATCCAGAATACCCCAAGTTGACTACCCGCAGCTTCAATGTCCCTACCTCGTTTCCACAGCCCATGACCACTCACTATTTCTAGCTAAGTCCACCGAGGCGTTAGTTAGGATAACGGAGCTTCCACTCCGAACTTAAAGCTACGTATTCGCCCATGTTCATCCAGTTGCCCTGTTGGAAGGGTCGGGATGACATCACATATAAGGTTCCACCCGGCGCCATGCAAGCCCGGAGAAAGCACAATTAACGTTGGCCCTATGATACAGCATCACGTTCACGCTCAGACATTTCGGTGCCCAACTCACATGTGTACTACACGGTATGAGTGATAAAC